GCAGCAGACGAAACAACAACTCCATTTCTTACACCGATTGCAGTAGTGTTTCCTGTTATATAATACTGTATAGTAGCAGTATCATTTAAGTAGGTAGCTCCATTTGCATCCGTAAAAACAAAGTTCCCAACATTAGGGATTGTGTTTGTGTCAACCGTAAAAGGAACATTTGTTCCTGTTGCATTTTTTGCGAAATAATATGTTTGAGTATTTACTGCACATGCCGTTGTAGACTGTGCAACTGAAGAGCCAAAACTTGACAACCCAGCAGGGCAATCTAATTCATATGCAAAAAAAGTTCCACACGCTGGAGCTGATATTTTTAAATTTAAAAAAGTTGGACTTGCGCTTGTTTTTGGTATTACCATTGTAAACACTGGGCTTCCACTTAAAGCCCTACCACACATAGTGTTTGTTACTGTTAATGGATTTAAAGTTCCTTGTGCAACATAAGAAGATCCAGCGTAACTATAATTTTCAGGAGCATCACCGGTATTACAAACCCCAGGTGTAACACTTGTGTTTGTGTAAGCTCTAATTATATTAGCAGTGTCACTGCCTACGTAAGTAGGGTCTCCTGTTCCTTGGTTTCCAATACCTGAGTAATCAACCGCTGTTCCGGATCCGTCTACTAAAGTTGTACCATCGTTTCCTTGAGCTGTTAATCTATTGTAATTAACAGAATTAAAATTAGCAATTACACCATCAGCAATAGAACCACCCATATAAAAGTATGCAACAACTGCACCTAAAGTATTACCTACATCAAAATTTATGTCAAAAAAACCATTCTGACTAAGAGATACAGAAATACCATTTCCACATGGAACACTACAATTACCACAGGCTTGTGCTGCCAGTAAAACACCATTTGATTGCTGCCTTACAACACCACCCTGAGAATAAAAACCATCAGCCGCTAAAACCGACAAAGTACTATCCGTATACAGTGACGATGCCTGTGAAAAATTTAATCCGTCAAAACAATATGTTCCTAATACTCCCATTTAAAATTGATTTGTTGGACAAGTAGTTACTTCTGTTACTAATCCAAATTGATTTACTCTGATATAACTCGTTACGCTAATTCTATAAATACCTAATGCCAATGTTGTTCCTACTTCTCCATTTGAGGATGAATATACAAAATCTCCAACTGATGGCAATGTTCCAGCACCAGTATGATAATAAGGAAAAATTAAAGGCTGACCACAAGCAACAGTAATATTCTGCTGTACAGAACTACTATTGTAAGCTGTGTAAGTAACCGTACAATCACAACAAGCTGATGCTGAAGAACTTGCGTCATAGCAAAACTCCTGACAACTAGTTTCTCTGTAGTCATATATTACATATAAATATTGATTTGATAAAGGTAAACTTAAACTAGGGACAATACCTTGATACAGTCCAGTTGATGGGTTTGTAACAGAAGCATTAGCTATTGTTGTAGAGGCTGCTAGTAAGGCAGATATATCTGACTCTGTATTTGCGTACAAAGTATTGCTGGATAAATATTTAAAATTATCGCTGTTAACAACCCAATCGTAATTATCAAATTCTACCTTGTTAGACCTAAGAGTTATATTAGTTCCACTATAAGGAAACACACCTAATGATCTAATCCCTACTTGAGTTCTATAATTAGAAGCCACTACACTACTACTTCCAAAAGTTGCTAATTCTGAATCGATTGGACTAACAACAACTGAGTCATTCCATTTGTATTCCGTATGAATAAAATCACCTGAATCAACCGGAGAGTTCATTACTACTTTTATAACTTCTATTTCAACTTCTGTAGGGCAATTTGCAATTATAGAAAAACTTGATCGTGTTACCCCTGTAATTGTTACGACTGCATTTAATGGTGTGTTTAAGGTTTTATCAAAACTAAACGTTCCAGCACCTGTTAAAGTTCCGCTTGTAGTTGTAATACCATTCCATAAAACAGATATAGTTATTGAGCCGGCAGGCGCAGGCAGAGTATCTATATTGTACGAAATATTACATTGACCTATTACTTGACCGTAATCAATAGTAGAAACTATAGTTTCATTTGCTTCTAAACCTGTTTTTTGAAAAGAATATCCGCAATTAGAAATTTCAGGTGGTAAAGGAACAGACTTGCAATTCATACCTAATACATATTCATTCATGTATGGGTCATAACCGCCTAACTTTTGTGTTGTAATTGAATCAAAAAATTGATCCCTAAAATAAGACCTCATTCCGTTATTAGATATAACTTCTAAAGAATCATTACTCATGCTAGTGCCTCTAAGTTTTATTACAGCTCCTCTTTTTACATCTGTAAAATACATTTCGGAACCCCAAGACACAAAGCTTTCAGGGTTATAACTAATACCATACTCTTCAATACGAGCTATTTGAGTCCCTAGTACTTGAGGCACTGAAGCAATAACTCCACCACCAGTACTATCACTAATTAAATTCTTGCTTGATAAAACATATGTTATTCTATCCTCTTGTAATACAAGTATATCTGTTTCACGAGGATGCATTTTTTGTATTGGCCCAAATGAAGTTTCACAATCTTTAAAGTTTACTAACCCTAAATTAAATTCATTAAGATTATTAAGTCCACTATTACTACTATAAACCCCACTATAAGTAATCCCTTCAAACCTGTCAGCTTCTTTATAATCCTGATTAGAAACAGCTAAAACTCTTTGACCTAAGACCATAGCCCTTCCTGCCAACGAATCTTTTATTTTAAAACTTTCAACTCCATTACCAAAAACAAAACAATTTTGAAAATCTAAATTAACAACAGCGTCTTGTGTTGCTGTTTGGTTTTGATCTCCTAAAGCAGTGTTTGTTCCAGACATGTGGAAACCTTGTGGCTGTGTAATAGGATAAGATTCTGAAGCGTCATAATACAGCTCTGTATTTGCGTCAACCGCTTCGCTTTCAAAAACCATTAACGTGTTTGTTCTTTCTACGATTAGCTCTACATGTAAATCTGAAGTTCTATCGCTTTGTGGCCATGTTCTATTACAACCATGCAATCCGGAGGAAACGCCTAAATATAAAGGATCAGTAGATAAAGCACTTGCTGCTTGAATAAATTGAAAATACACTTCAAAAGAAGCACAAGTAACATTGTCAGCTGTTCTTTTAGTGTCTAATATATCTGCCCTAGGAGCATTACTAGGGGCCACAACAGTAGAGCTATAACGTATTGGTGTTTCGTCAGATAAATTTCCTGGACTTGCTATCTCAGGATTAATATTATCCCCTTCCCACCATCTTCTTACATCAGTATAGTCATCACTTGATACGTATTGTTGATCCCATTCCCATAGTATTTCTTGGCAACTGTTTCCGTTATACGTATCGTTTCTAAACGCAGTTACTTTTATTGTAATTGTTGATCCAGCAGGAATATCATAATTAGTTACAGCAGATCCAACTCCTACTACATCCTGAGTAAAACAAGGGTAAGCAATTTTTCTATTATTTGTACACCCACGTGTTGAACTTTTTTGTACTATTTCCCCATATTCAATAATAGAATCTTCAGGTATAGATATATCAAAATTTTGATTTTTCATTTGCATGTAAAGACCTGAAAGTTGATTTGAGTTTTCACCTAATTCATTGTCTGCATTTAAAAAATCACTACTTTCTGCACTTATATCTAAAACTTCAACAGTTACAAGCCTAGAAACTGGACCCGAAACATCTGCCTTTACAATTAACGTTTGACCCTTAGAAACCTTGTTTGCATTGTCTCCTTCTAATTTAAAGAAAACCATATTGTCACTTGGTCTTACGTAATAAAAATTAGAGTATATAGTTTCATAGTTTCCTAAACTTGGTTTAACTACAAACTTATATCTTTCAGCCCAGTAAGGTGCTAAAGAATTAACAGCTACCTGTATATTATTCTGTTTATCACTATCTCCAGGCTCTATATAAACTGTATTTCTTTCTGAAACTAAAACAGTAGATGACCTTCCGTAATCGTCACTATAAACAATTCCTGTTTCATAATCTCTATTACTATGTAAACTACCTGTATCTGTTGTTGTACTAAACCCTCCTTCAGCACTAATAAACCTAAAGTATTCGTAAATATTAGTTGTTAAAGGAGTAGAGTCTATGTTTTGATACTGCATCGCAATAGTCTGTAAACTAAAAGTATTTACCCCAGGAGAAACACCAGTAATTAAAAACCCTTGTTGAACAGTAGAACTTGTTATACTACTATTAATTTTATTAAAAACATAAGAAACCGCAGGAGATGATAGTTCATTATTAAAATAATCAGTTAAAGAATTTCCGTCTGCTGAGTCTGCAATAGGTTTAAAATTTGTATTTAGTATCGTACCTATAGCGTCTTGAAACAAAGGACTACTAACAAAAGCATATGTTGAGCTATAGTCTGTATCTAAAGTTATATTTAAGTTTAGCGTAAATGAACTGTTTTTAAATTGATTATTTGCTATCCAAGCAGGGTTTGTAGACTGACCTGCGCCAACTACAGTAACTTGATTTTCAAGATTAAATGAAAAACTAATATAAGAATTCTTTTTTAATTTACCAACGGTTGAAGATAAATCAAAAGTAACTTTATTGTTGTCATAAGTTTTGGTGTCTGCTGGATCAATAGTATAACTAAGACCTGAATTTAAACTAGCAAAAGGTAATTCTTCAGAAGAAATAATAGTGTTTATTATACTTGTGGTATAGTTTAAAGCAATATTAGTACCACCTGAATCACCACTAGTAAAATTATAACCATCAATGTAGTTTCCATACATTAATCTGTTGCCTTGAATAATTTGTGCTTTAGCAAACCTTGGAACATTATCGTATTGACGAAGTAATTCATCAGCTCCTATAACTGTGTAAATTTTACTGTTTGTAAAAACATATGACTGAACAGTATTATCTGGCCAACCATAATCTTTTTTTACAAATCGTTCAATTACATTTATATTATTTGAATTACTTTCCTTAAAAAGTAAATCTATTTGTACAACCCTGCTACTACCTGTTGAGTATTCAATATTTATACCATTGTATAGATTTTGCATACCTGAATTATTGTAATTTTTAGTATCAAACCTAAAAGGTTTAGTTGCAAATGCCGGTAAACTAAATAAAGATGTGGCGCTATATTGGCCATCTAAATATCGATACCTATAAGCAAAACAAAGAAATTTATTTTCAATATAATTTTCTCCACCAGGGACGTTTAATAAGGTGATTTTAGGAACGGCTAAAGGAACATTATTGTTTACTATATTTTCAAAACCAGGGATTTTAACAATTACACTAATATCTTCCTCTATAATCTGATCAACATTGGCAATTGGTAAAGGGTAATTTCTGTCAATATTTATAAATCTTGGAGGGTTAATGTCGTCTGTCCAAAATAATAAATCATCAAGTAAGTTTATTCCAGTTATTAAATGTTTAGGATCAAAATTTAAAAGGTCCTCAGCAACTAAGTGATAGTTAGTCACCTGACTGGTAGTATTATAAGAAACAACCATATCTACAATTCCACTAAGAGATTCAAGATTTGTAGCGTCATGAATAAACCAATAAATAGTTTCCCTAACACCGTCTTCATAAGCCCCAATACAAGTAGCATTAATACTTAATGGTTCACCAGCGTAAGCTAAATACGTTAATCTTGAATTTCCTTTAGCGTTTTCAACAGCGCCTATTTCAGTAGTTTCAGTTGAACCCAACCTTACATTTAGCGCGTCAATATATTCACCTGGGGGAAGAAGTCTTTCATCCACAGACTTATTCATTCTACCTGCAATAAAATTTGTTGTAACTATTGGCATATTATTTTATCCATTTATTCTGACCTCTCATATTCATCAAGAGTCTGCCAGGGTGCATATTACTTAATCTAATTTTAGCGTTTCTTAGTAAAGATGATTTATCTTTTCTTGCTCTATTAACTACATATTCTTGAACTGATAGTCTACCGTTTAAAATTGAATATTTTACATAAGCGTAAATATACTCTTCAAACAATTTATTTAATTGAACATTAGCATCTACACCGCCTTCCATACCATCAGAAACATATTCCAAAACCACAGAAGCAGCATTAGATATATTGCTGAAGTTAATAACTCCAGACTGCTTATCAATAGTAAACGTAGGATTAGCATTAGCGGTTTCAGTATTTAATCCAAATCGAGCGCCTACAGAATAATCAAAATACCAGTTGCCATCACAGCAGTAACCTTCTGATCCATCAAATGAATTACCTGCATTTAAATAAATACTCTTTCCATTGCCTCTAATCCTTTCTAAATCAAGCTCTGAGTTTTCTGGCCTTAAAACATTTCCATCTTGATCAAATAATATATTAGCATCTTGATCTTGAAGATAAGCTGAAGACCAATTAGTTTGAATATTTTCCGTTAAAGGTTTTAAGACTCCGTTTTCGTTTACAGAAATTCTTACCCAATTTACATAGTCTTGAGGAAGTATAAACCTAAGTTGCAGTGTAACATCTAATTGAAGGATTTTTATCTCCTTCATAGCATCGTAGTTTAATTCTTGAATACCTCTTTTCGCATGAAATAATATTTGATAACGTTCAATGTTATTTATTAATTCATGGTTTCCTTGATACATTAACATAAAATTATTAACTATGTCTGCCAAAGATATATATTGATATGACCCCCAGTTTGCATCTGTTGGAGTCGTTCCTGAGTTTTGGTAATATGCGTAATCGTTTATATATGCCATCTATCCTTGTGTTTGTTGTTCTGATTGTAATTCGGCTACTCCAAATTGATATACATCTGACTCTCTAATTTCTACTCCTACGTACTTACATATTTTTGCTATTAATGCAGGCTCATCAGATAAAGGTAACTCAAAATCTTGGTAATCATCTTGCGAAGCATTAAACACAGGTTCCCCTGCTGTTATTTCAATATAAGTCCATTTAGGGTCACGAGGATACCTTACGTACTGAGCCATTATTGTTCCAGGTGTTGTCAATGTATCTGGGTATACATTTATTATGTTTCCGGAAATTGTTGCGGTAGCGTTACCTAAAACATACGCAGGATAACCTGTGGATGGGGATGTAAGTGGCGAAGAATTTAAATAAAATATTTTACTTTGATTTACTCTTTCTACCTCTACAATACCTTTATTATTTACAATTGTGTAGCTATCCCCGATTGTTTGTGCTACTCCAAATATATCAACAGACAAAGTTAGTTGAGTGTCAGTATCAACGCTAACAACATAGGCTGTTTGACCAGCGGTAGTACTTGTAGTCGATGTAGAGGAAACAAGCTGCCCAGCTGTTACAGTAGTTGTAAAAGTTGCTGTAGCGTCCGTTAAAGTTAACGCTGCTGCTGCCGTTGTTGTTCCTGAAGTGCTTACCGTAGGGTAGTAGTTAATCTTATTAATTAAATAATAATTAGAAGGTAGATTAAATAAATTTATTCCAGGTGACGTTAAAGTTTCAGTTGCTGAAAAACTATCTATTACTTCTACTAAACCCTTAGTAAGATCAGCGTATCCGCTTCCAGAAACTCTTTGATTTTCTTTTGACAACTGATCATTGTACGCATAAAAATAGTCTTCAAAAATAGACATCTGAGCCTGCTGGCAGTACAAATTAAAATCTTGTGGTGATATATATCCGTAGTTGTTTTTATTGACTATCGCTAATACGGTATTTCGTACTTCGTTTATTGGCATAATTAATTCTTTTTACAAAGATAGCAAAAAAAAAGAGGTCCTATTTTTTTTTAGAACCTCTCTTTAATTGTCTAATTAATGCTGTTATGCATTAACAATACTTGTCACTGCTTTTGGAAGACTTACCTCGAAAAAAGGGTTCTGCCAAGATGTAGCTAATGCTGTTTCCATATTGTCTAATATAGAGTTGTAAACATCATGAGCCACTTGAGCTGCTGTTGTTACTGTAGTAGTAGTTCCATCAACATAATCGATTGTTACAACTACTGCTGTAGCACTTGCTGTAGATACTGCTTTAACTCCATCAAGACTGATCAATTGACCAGTGATAGGAGCGTTCGTGATTTTAAGGAATTTTGCCATTTTATAAAAAGTTTTTAATGGGTTAATAAAGTACAAATATAACAAAAAAAAAGCCACCCTTTTAAGGTAGCTAATTTTCAGTTAGTTGAATTATTTATTTTAACTTGTTTTTTAAAAGTTTATATACTTCTAAACCATCATCACTTTGCATGAAAGATGAAACAATAAAATGAGGATCTTCTCCAAATGGTATTGTTAACATTTTTTTCTTGTTGTTAGGTAGGTTGTAGTAAACGTCTTTACCGTTATTTCTAAAACCTAATAATGTAGCACTAAAAAATTGATGAACATCATCCATAAGCTCTAGCATTGGGTCGTTAATCGTATCTAAAAAATCTTCAGGATTATGTTTAGCATAAACCAATAAGTCTCTTTTTAATTCTGGTGAAGTCATAGATTCAACTCCATTACCCATCAATACACGACATACTTGAGTTAATTTTTTAATGTCTTTTGTAATTTGTTTTGCTGCAATTTGAGCCTCTAGCTCCATTTCAACATGTTCTAATTCAGCTGTAGCGTCACGCTCTCTGTTTACTTCTTCAAATACCTTACCATTACTTGGGTGTAAATGTAAAAACTTTTGCAACACTTGATTTTCTTTACCAACTGATAACATTCCATCCTCAAAAACAATAGGTTCTAAAATAGCATTTCCATCTTGCTCATCTTCAAAAGGTGACTTCTGATTACGAGAATATCTTAATGGTCTATTTAATCCTTGCTCTTCATCAAAATGTAATAAAGGCGATCTCTGTGAGTGTCGAGATGCTAACATGTATGATAAAGGCGCTCTATCGCCTCTTAAACGATAAGCTTTTGCCGAGTACACTGGTTTTTTTGTTGTCATTATAATATGATTTAATTTGATTTATAAAAAAAAAGAAGGTTACTAAGAGAACTTTTACATGTATGCCGTTCACCCTCCTTAAATATTTACTATTTATTACTTACGCTTTTTGGAATAAGAAGAAGTTGTTTGCACCTAAAGTACATACAGCTCTTTCAGACAAGAAGTTTACCTCCATTGCATCTAAATCGCTTGTTCTTGCACCACCAGCAGAACCAGTAATCCAAGATTTGTAACGTCTGTCTTCAGTTTCTGAAGCTCTATAACGAACGTGCAAGAATGGTCTCTTAGCGTTCTTACCTAAGACTTGGTCATATACAGTTGTTGATCCAGCTGGAACTAAAAGTCCGTTTACTGCACCTGCATTTATACCACCTCTCATAGTAGGATCGTTTAAGTATTTCCAGTCTGTCTTATAGAAGTCATAACCTCTACGGAATCCTGAAAAACCTAAGTTTAAAGCCATGTCCTTATCATTGTCAAATAAACCATAAGAAGTTCCACCTGCTCCATGAGAGTTTTGTGTTGCTAACATATCGTCAATATCGAATGAGAATTGTCTGTCTACAAAAATAACATTTTCTTCAATAGATCCTTGCTTATCAAGTCTCTGAATAATGTTATCAAATTGAGCTAAAGTTGTTGGGTTACCCCCACCGTATACATTACCTCTATTTCCTACTACGTAGAAAATTCCTTCTGAACCAGATAAGTTTACACCACTAAGTCCAGCACCTACACCTTGCAAGTAATCTCCTGCACCAGAACCAGCATCAGCAGGAACTGCTTCAATCATAGCCGTTTCTAAATAATCTTCAAAACGAAGTCTTGTGTCGTGTTCAGATTTTAAGTACCATAAAAATCCAGATGCACCATTTTCAGATGTAACTTCAATCCATCCAATTTGAGCCATGTCAGAACCAGAAACAGAATACTTGTCCTTGATAATGATTGGTTTGTTTTGGAAAATAAAATCATCAGATTCATTAGATCCAACCATTCCGTTTACACCTTTTGCAAATTCAGAACCATAGATAAAAATATCACATGATACACCTGCCGCCATTGTTTGACCTGCACCTTCGTAGTAAGCGATTGTTACAACATTAGGAGCAGCTGCCGTTGGAGCTACAGTAATAATACCCTTGTTCTGTAATGTAGAACCAGCTGTATTATCTGAAACCATAACCGTTTGACCTGCTCTAAAAGCTGCTTGCGTATTATTTAACGCTGGGTTAAAGTTTGTTAGGTTATTTGGAATAGTCCAAACAGCCGAATCAGCACCTGCCGCAGCAGCAGAAGTAACTGCTTGATACTTAGTGTGTAATCTTCCTTGTTCTGCCCATTTGATAAGGTCAGAAGTAGAAGGCATTTCAGCGCCAACCATTCTTAAAAATGATGCTACTGATCTGTTTCCATAACGCTCAAATTCCTTTTCATAAGTATCTGGAAGATACTGATTTAAGAAATCAAAGTTGTTTATGTAATTTGTTGACAAAGGAGTTTGTTGCGCACTTGGCTGCAAGTCAAATCCTGGAGTTACATTTACTGCCATAATTTTAATTTTTTTTAATGTTTAACTTTTTTTAATACTTCTAATTTTGAGTCCTCGTCCGTTATCACTACTTGGATTTACAGGCCTTATAGATATTCCATTTTTGGATACCGTTTGTGACTGCTGTCTAACATCCATATTGATGTTTTTAGATTTCCTGTTAGAGTTATCTAAAGCTGAAGCAACCCCTTGGTCGTAAAAGTGTTTAGCAAATTTATCAGGATTCATAGCAACCGATAAGGCTTTATGGTATCCTGTCGCGTCATCAATTAAACCATCCTTGTCCATGAATTTGTTAATGAAATTATTAACATCAGATTGAACATTTTTAAGTTCGCTTGCATCGCCCGACTTAAAAGTAATATTTTTTTCACCAACTGAGAAATCAAAACCTTTGAATTCATTGTTAAAAACCGACTCGGTTTTGTCTAAGAAATAATCATACTTTTTAGAATTTTGCTCTGTAATACTTTTCGATTCCTCGATTGACTTTTTGTAAGCTATTAAATTTTCTTCTTGATCTCCGGATAATCCATTCCCACTTGACTCAAGAGGAATTTTGTATTTATCTTTTTGTTCATTTAAAAACGTTTTAGCTTTCGAAAGTTCTCTTTTTTTCGCTAATTTTATTTTTCTAACATCCTTTTCATCATCTAAATCTTCATCGTATGAAAATTTATCTTCAATAATGTCTTGAATATCTTCCGAGTCTAAACCTTCTTCAGTCGCCTCATAATAATTAGCAAGTACAGCATTGTCTTCCATGTTATCAATGTCTTTTTGTAATTCGTAAAAGTCATTAATGCCACGACCAGTTTCCTGCTTGTACTTTAAATACTTAGACACATCTTCTGGTAACTCAGTATTTGCCTTTTTTTCCGCAAATAATTCGTCAATAGAATTAATATCTTTATCGTATCTTTTCTTTATATATGAAATAACATCATCATCATTAAATTCTGGTAATGTTGTTTCATCTTTTTTTGTTTCATCCTTTTTTGCTTCATCAACTAATGTTTCTTCGGTAGATGAATTTTCGCTTTTACTAAAATCAATACGTTCAATTCCGTCTGAAGATTCTTTATACTGCTCTTCATGTTCTTTTAATAAAGTTTCCTCTACCTGCGCTCTTGATTTCTCTTCGACATTTTCGTCAACTAATTTTACTATCATTTAATTTGATTTTTACAAAGTTAATACTTATTTTATTATTTATCTGGGGTCAAATTCCGCAAGATCAAAACCATCAAGACTGTCCTCATTAGACTCAAAATTTATTGAAGGCAAATCTCTTTTTTTCTGCTCAATCATTTTTGAAGTCTGCGTTGACTGTTGATTAATTCTATTGCTTTTAGCATCATCCCTATTGTCTTCTCTTGACTGTATACTTTCTTGTTCCACTCCTTTTAATGACATCTGCATTTCAAATTCAGTCTGCATTAACTCTTGTTTTAATTGAGCTTCCATCTGTAATTTCTGAATATCGAAAGCAACTTCTGCTTCTTTCACAGCAATCTTAGACTGTGTTTCCGCTTGATTTGTTTGCATAGCTAACTGAGCAGCAGCCTGTTGCGCTTGCATTTGCATTTGCGCCTGCATTTGCTGTTGTTGCATTTGCTGTTGTTGTTCAGCCTTTTGTTTAGCTTTTCTTTTTACTTTAAGTAATTGATTAGCCATTTTTAAATTAGCAATCTCCCTTATGTCAATAGCATCTTCAAGATTAATATCTTGCTTTGAAAGAGCCATCTGTATGTTTTGCTCTAACATAGCTTTTTCCTCCTCATCTGGAGCCATCTCTATAAAAATACCAAAGTCATAAAGATATAATTCTTTAATATCTTCAAGTATACCTAAATTGTATTTACCTATTTGCATTGCAAACTCATCTTTAAAATCTGCGTATTCTAAAATATCAGCAGTTCTAATAGACAAACATTCAGCTAAAGTTCTAGTAATATATAGACTTGCATTTAAAATATGCCTAGTAGCTACGTTAGAATTTAATGCCGCTAATTTCTGAACACCAACTAAAGAATTAGGGTCAGGACTTGATCCGTCTCTAGCTTCATTTAAGCCTGTTACAGACCTAATCATGTCCATGTAATGATTGTAGTTGCCAATAAGCATTTGCATCTTACTAGCCCCGCTACTTGCGGTTAATTGAGTGATTGGAACCTTTGCGTTATTGTATTCACCATCCTGAGTATAACTTCTTCCTATCACACTACCGGTTTGAAAATACAAACGAAGTGCGTCTTCTGGGTTATAAGCTTGACCATTTCCTAAATCAACTTCATTTAATCCATCAGCATCAATAAATACACCATCAGGGACGACTCTTGAAACTACTTGTTGAATTTTTAAATGAGTCATTTGAATTAAATCAGCAAACGGGATCATTCTTTTAACTAAAGATTCTAAAGCACCTTTATACATTTTAGGCGCACACGCTACGTAATTAGGGAAAGCGTATTGACTTGCTGATTTTGGTCTTACCATATTTTCTCCAAGTTTCCATTGAAGCATAATATTAGTCCCCATAACCATAACCCCATCATACCAAACGTCAATGGTTTTAGTCACTTTTTCAAAACCTTGTTCTTCCATCATTTCTGGTGGAGGATTAAAACTTTCGTCTCTTTCGGACATTTTAAATGTTCCGTCAGGCATTGTTTTCTTTTTATAAACAAAAGTATGAGTTGTCTTATAGTTGAAATAAAGCAATGTTGCAGTATCTCTAGAAAACATACTATTTTCGTAATGTTCTGCTGTATTGTAATAATCATACCAAGACTGACTGTACTTAGAGATCTCTGACAAATCATCGTTGGTAAGAGTAGGATCTATTTTAATAAGTTCAGTGATCGGTACTGTTTTAATTTCCCCCCAGTAAAAACAATCTTTTAAGTAAGGGTCTTCAGTGTAGCTGTAAACCGCATTGGCGGGATCAACATAATCAATTTTAACTCCGTCTCCAGGTAAAAACATATGCCTACCAATACCAATACCAAGGGTAGTAATATCAAGGTCAATTCTTTTTCTAGTGTCGTTATAATGATTTGCAGCAAACTGAGTATCAATAGCTTCTTCTTCAGCTATTTCAATTGCAGGCTTATACTTCATCTGCATGTAAAGCTCTAGTTCTTGATCATTTTCAGGAAGTTCTGCTTCATCTGATTGAAATACATCAACACCAAAATCTGATTGTATTTGTTTTAGCAAAGGCTTTGCAATCATATCGCCTTCAATAATTTCTTGAAATTGATTTCTTTTTTCAGCAGAAAGCGCATCTTGAGCAGTAGCTTTTACTTTAAACAACCTATCATTCATTCCGTTAACAACAATGTCTACAAATTTTGGAATAATAGGAACCGGAGTCCAGTCTAAATTTAAATGACTTAAATCTCCGTCAATTGCTAATTCATTTTTATATTTACCAATTGATTGCTCACCTCTTGCGTATAACCTTAAACGATTAAATTCACCTCTTTGATTATAAAACCTACAAGAACCGCTGTCTTGCCTAAACCATTCGTACTGTATTGATTGTCCAATTTGTAACCCATACTCCATAGAATCTTTAACAGAATCGGAAGCAAACTGGTCTGGAAACGCAGCTGAGTTAACTTGTATTTTTACGTCTTTCATTTATTTAAGTAATTGACTAACTGAGTTGGTGTTATTATATCTAGCAAAGTTAACGCTTATTTTCGATTTTTCTTTAGCCGGAGTATATAGGTGTTTTTGATTAGCCATAATTGCCAAACCAGAACTAATAGAAGCATCAAATTTAGTTCGATTATTTATATCAAACTTTGCCCAATCTTCTAACGTCTTTTGAAAATACATTATTCCCATATCATCACTATCCCTATAGTTACCAACTAAATCCAATCCCACATGTTTTTCAATATATGACTCTATTGCAGAAGCGTGTGATTGCTTGACATCCTCACTTGAATTGGGAATTCCTCCTAATTCTTTTTCTGTTTTAGATAATTTATTAAACGTTTTATCTGGACGATTTATACTGTATCCACGATAACCCCTATTTTTAAAATGATACAACAAACGAGGTTTGTTATTTTCACACAAAATAGGCATACCAAAAAACACACACGCCATTAATACTTCTTCAAAAAATATTTCAGCCGTTTGAGGTCTTGCTATGTATTCTAAAAAAAACTCATTACTTGGCGCGTTATCCATATTAAATTTAGTCATACCTGACAAAGCACCGTTAGACCCTTTACCTACAACTACACCTGATATATCATATGAATCACATCCAAAAGAACCAATGTGTTCGTTGCCTGGATATTTTTTACCATTTTTAATAATTACATTATTTTGTAATGCGTTTTCTGGTAACCAAGTTACAAAAAATCTTCCTCTTTTATCAGGGGTCCAAATAACCCTAGTATCTTTCACTCCATTATGCCAAGAAAATGAACCCTGAGTCATGTGTTGACCCATTATTAAAGTATCATTGTAGTCTATTTGTTGATATATTTTTGTAAGATTAAATAAAGACTGCTTGCTTTCATCCCTAAATGCGTGAGACTCAGTTCTTGGGAACTGTCTGTAGAATTCATTCAATGCATCTGGATCACTAGATAATGAATCTACTTCGTTTTGCCAATAATCAATTGCACCCTGAGTAATCATTTCTTTGTCAATCCCCATTACTGGTTTTAAAGGAGTATGAAAAACAGGCATACCAAATATGTCGATAAAACCTTCCATGTTCCATTCCATAGGAATAAATAGATTATATAACCCACTTTTCGTTTGACCGTTTGAATTACGTTTTGTGCAATCAGAGTCGTAGTATAACTTTTTAAAGTTAGCGCCACCCTTATCTAAAGCATTTGATGTTGAACCCATCATACATTTTCCAATAATCTTACTACCCAAACGTAAACATGTTTTTGTAATCCCCCAGTTTTTAATTATACTGTTGGGTTTCTCCCACTTTCCACTCTCGTCATGTACTAGTAGTTTTAATTTTTCCCCATCATAACTGTTATCGCCAGTGTTTTTCCAGTCAATAGTAGTATCCAACCCTTCAACTAAATCAACATCTTCTTCATACATGTTTTTTTTAGTAATCTTAGAAGCAGGAACCCTAAACGCTAATTCTGTTTTAGGTTTATCCATACCATCCTGTATGGGCTTAAAAAAGAAAGGGTAATTATTTGATATTGGAACAACCTTGTCGGTAAACATTTTTTTAGCATCGGCTCCTGTCTTAGACAATATTCCAATCCTAGCATCTTTAGTTATAGTACCAATATTAGCGCACTCTTCACTTCCCATATAAGAAAACCCAGAACGCCTAATTTTTAAATAACTATTACCGAAACTTCTTTTATCAGCCTTGCAAGCCTCCCAGTGTATGTAAAAAATTCTATTTGCCTCCCTAAAGTCAGGTAGACCAACATCAATTTTAGTGTGCTGTATATACATCCAATGAGATCCAGTAATGTAAGTAGGCTTTCCATTATTCATAAACCAATACCCTTGTTCTCTATAATCAAATTGACTTTCTATATAGTCTATCCATTGATTTTTAAAACTTGAAGGGGCATTATGCCACTGGAAAATAGATTTTATTTTTTGTAGTTGCTTGGGGATTACTTGAGGTTCCCAGTGTTGTTTTTCTTTTTTATCAGACCTTTGAAAAACTTCTTTAGATACTTTAGGGAGCGCAATATTTAAACCTTGAACATTTAATATTTGATCAATTTCTCCTGTCTTTGATATTACAACAAAATTATATTTTTCATTATATCCGTACTGCCAAGATTTAGCTTTATTTTTATTAGCTAATGCATTTTTAGGAACTAAGTTTATAAGCTCCCTGTATATTTTATTATCTTGATCTTGACTCAGCAAATCCTTTTGGTGTGTTATTTGATTTATTATCTACTCCGTCTATTAAATCTTTTTCTTCTGTTATTCTTTTTAATATTTCAAAAGCATCAAATATTGCAAGCTTCTTAGTAGCGGCTGCATTCTTTAATTTGTCAGCAGCAAGCTCGTCATCCTCACCGTATTTTATAATTTGTTCTTGAGCAACCTGAATTAACTGAAGCACAGCCTTTTCGCCTGCGTTTATTATTTGTAATTTAATTTTATTTACGTCCATAATAATATTCTTTATTAAAAGTATGGTTCCTGTAATTTGCTACAATTTCTTCATTTTTATTAATAGGTTTTATTGCAATTAAAACAGAATCATTATTTTCTTTTAAAAATAAAAACTTAACATTACACATTGGACTATGATTAACATACCTACCTAAATAAGTTCGATTGTTACCCCTCATTCCAAAACCTATTTTATCACCAATAATAAAATTTTTTTTAGCAAAAATTCCTTTCCCGCTTATTTTTGATTTTGATACAACATAACTTTTATTTTTATCATCAACAACCTTACCTGCTTTTAATAAAAATTGTTTACTTTTTAAATATTTATCCAGAAGCTTTGGGTCAATATTATTTTCTTTTAACATTTTAAACCAATCTTCTGACTCTATCATAAAACCACAGTTATGTTATCGGTATACATCCTGTAAAGTAACTCGTCATCAACCATAAACTCATACTCTGAGTCTGGCTGATACAGAACTACATCACCAACTTTTACTCCTTTATCTAGTAGCTGTTGATTTATATACTTTACAGTTCCGGTTAATGGCTCAAACTTACAATTCTTTTTGAGATACGTTTCTTTAGCCGGTAAAGGCTGAATAAAACAATACTTATCATACCCTACCCAACCGTCACTATTTTTATACATATAAAACTGGTCTACATCTACAAAAAAAAGATCTTCTTTAAAAAAGCTTTTTCCACTTTTTCTGTTGCCATACATGTCATTGTAAAATTTAAAAACATTATGGTGTACCAAAAGAGTATCTCCCTTTTCAACAGGCCCATTATAGCCAATAGGAGTGGCTACAACTTTAGCGAATCTATTAGAAGACTTGTGGTCTTCTTCGGATGTACTTGTAAGGAATTTATGATCTCCGTATTTTTTTATATTATCATATCTCCTACCCTCTAAAGGTTGGACAATAAAATTGTAAGGTGATTGCATTTAATTTAAGTGCTAAAAATTTATGTTGTACTCTAAAGAAATAGGAAGCGTAGTTCTAAATTCTTTCCACAATAAAACTTCGTCTCCTTTTATAATCCAAATTTTATAAGAATCATTATCGTAGATAATGTGTTGTATTAAATAAGATCCTCCCAAAACATTCTGGCCAACTATGTAGTGCATTGCACCAGACTTGTAGTCTGCTCCAATTGAAATTTTTCTTATATCCATTCTATATTTAGCTAGTTGCCTGAGTTGTTATAACTCCTGAATTACTAACAAAAAGTTTCCACACACCACCATTAGGAGCAATTAACTTAACAACACCAGCATCAGAAATAAAACTAGAAAGAGTTGAAATCATACAAGACTTCGTCATCAAACTATTTTCCTTGTCAGTTAAGATTAAATAATCTGCTGAGTCAAGAGTTGTAATATTGGGGTATGCTGATGTATTGCTAATTTTTGCCATGGTGTTTTATTCTACTACCTCTAAAGGTGTTTCTATTACTGGCTCTTGGTCTTTTACCTCACCAGTCTGTAAGTTAATAACTGCATTCGAGCCAAACTCTTCCATTAGAAGATTTTCTTGTTCTGCAAATTTTAACTTAATACTAACAATGCTAGTAATTAAATCAGATTTTTTAATTTCTAAATCTGCTATTTCAAATTTTGAATCATTAAATTGTTTTTGCAAACCTTGTAATAACTCTAACTGCTCTTTACTTAATTGTTTTGACATTTGATTTAATTTAAATATTATTGATTAACAAATATACAATTTTTTTTATAATTATTCAACTGGTGGCGTTGGTGTTGGATTTTGCCACGTGAAATACAAGTCTTCATTTACTGGTGTAATTTGAGACTCAATGTTTGCAGCAATACTCGCTTGCATTTGATCTACGTCTAAAGATCCTTCTAACCATCCAATAACTAGAGCTTCAAAAGCTTCCGTGTTTTCATAAGGCGTAAAAGGTTCACCTGCTACATACGCGTAGCTTTGTGTTCCGATATTAGTACTTGAATAAGTTTGTCCTCCAGATTCTTCAGAACCTGTGTATCTGTAATGTACTGTGTAGATTACATTGTCTTGCCCATCCGCTTGGATGTGGGCGTTCATTGTTGGAATGTCCCATTTGTAAATAACTGCCATTGTTTTATTTATTTATTAACCATTTATTTTTTATAGGGATATACAAAGCCCCTCCTATATTTAAGTTTGTAGTAAGAAATTTAGAAGTTAAAGTTTGAACTTGCTCTTCACTCATTTCGTTTTCATCCCAAATTGTATCTATGATTATTAAATCATATTTCTCTTCTGTAGAATACTCAAAGATATCACTTTTTATAATATTAATATCACTTGGTAAATGTCCTGAAGAAATATTGTAATCAATAACCTCTTGACTAATCT